ACAAAGGATCAAGCGCTGGCTAAATACCAAGACGCCGCTGATCAGCAACAGATCAACCAGAAGGTGAACGACTTTTACAAGGAGCAGCTCAATGGTATCTACAACGACCCAGCCAATGCCGGGCTGCTTGCAGATATGCGTAAGACTACTCCAGGTTTTGATGACGCCTGGAAAAGCCAAATGTCATCATTAGACAGTAAGAGTGAACAACTGAAAGGAGCCGCTAGCGATGCTAACGCTGAACTTGAAAAGCAAAAGAAGAAGCAAAAGAACAATGTGTTTGGTGACGGTCTTCTTGGTTCCTTTCTTAACCCTATTGCTCAAACAGTCGGTGCAGTAAGCGACCTAGCCACGGGTAACTACAAAGATCGTGACGTAGGCAGCGACCTGGCTGCTGCTGGTGAGACACTGCTTACCGCTCTACCCGGTATTGGCGCTGCCGCTAAGGCCGCTAAGTTAGGTAAAGTGGCAGATGGACTCGGTAAGGTCAATAAGGCCCTATATACAATTCCTGGCTCAGCCGCTACCGGTGCTATGATGGGTGGCCTCGACAAAGTCCGTACAGGAGAGACAGATGACGCGCTGAACGGTGCGCTGCTCGGTGGCATCATGGGAGGCGCTATACCTGGCGCTATGAAGGTTGGTGGTAACTTCCTCAAGAATCGTGGGGAGAAGGCGTTTATTCGTAACTCGATCGGTACTGGTGTTGACCCAAATGTTGCGCTAGAGACAATGCCATCACGGGCGCTATATCAGGAAGGTTTGCGTAGCCTTATACCTAAAAGCGCAGTGGGCAAGCTGGCTCTCGGGGGTGGCGCTCTGTATGGCGGCTCTCAGCTTATGGGCGCTCTCAACTCGCAACAGGGTGAGCCATATGAGGATGAGCAAGCTAACACACTAAATGAGCTATATAAACGACGACAAGGGGGTATTTTCTAATGTTCGGTGGAGTATTAAATAAATTGTTCTCTAAGGGGGCAGCTAAGTACGGCGATGACGTTGTCGCCCGGCTCGCTACTAACTATGGTGACGATATTGCCCGTTCAGCTGGCGGTGGTGTGCTTAATAACCTTATGCGGAATGAGGCAGACGATATTGCGGCTAAGGCTGTAGCCAGTGCAGCGCCAGAGGTGGTGGAGACTGCATTACCCAAGGTGGCTAATGTGGCTGATGATGTGGTGGGGGCCGCCGCACCTAAGGCCGTTGCAAGCGTTGATGATGTCCTAGAGGCTGCCGCAGCGCCAAAGAACGACATTGTTCGCCAGCTTACTGATGGTGTAGATAAAGTAGCACCAGTCAACCCTAATATCGCAGAGAACTATGCTGTAGAAGGGGCAACAAACAAAGCTTTGGCTGATAACAATACTTTAGCATCTAAGCTAAACACTATCGGTGAGGCTGTAGAGGACTCAGGCAGTAAGCTCCGTAATAACCAGATCATCGGTGCTGTGAAAGATAAGAAGGTTCTGCAGCGTGCACCAGACGCTATCAAGTTCGCAGACAAATACGGCTTTACTGACGGCCAGTACGAGGATTTGGCTAATATTATGACTGGGAACGAGGGTATTCTATCTAACTTTAACAATAATGCCCTCAAAAACGCTCAGGTTAGCGCCCTTGTCCCAGATGAGGCCCGAACCAAGGCGCTCAAAGCTATCGAGAATAGTATCGCTCTAGAGCCACACCAGAAAAAGACGCTCAGCAATATTATCAATACTGCTAATGATGTACCACAGGGTAAGATTGCAGAGCGACTAGCAGAGCGCGGTGAGAACCGTGCAGCGGCTATTGGTGAGGCTGACATTTACGACTTGCACAAGGCCGTACAAGAGCTTGAGGGTAAGGCGTACGATATGACTGGGAAAGGTGCAGATGCTGCTCGCAAGATTGTCCGTGACTACGCAGGCGATTTGAAGAAGAGTATCAATGCCGCATCGAAGGATGTATACAGTAACCCAGACAACATCCAGGAACTATCAGAGGCGCTCGTAGGGGCCAACCTTTCACCTCGTCTTACACAGGATATTGTGAAGCAATTGCGCGATGGTGTAGATTACACAACACTTCGCAGTATGCAATCACCGTTTGTCACTCTTGGGCAGATTGCCAAGCAGCAAAAGATGGCTCCGCTCGCCGGTGGCGTAGGCGGCCAATCATTCAACAACCCGCTTGCCCAGGTAGCAGAGGAGGTTGTAGGAAAGCCTCTAGCAGCTGCTACAGGGAAGGCTCTCCAAACAGGCGGGCGCGCACTCCAGTTGGCGTCTAAGAATAGCGACAAGTTGGCTAACGGGGCTAAAAACGCAGCCCTGGCAGGCGCTGGCCTCCTCGCTCTTGGTCAAATGAACGGCGGCCAACAAGGCGCTGACCAGTTATCCGGAAATTCCGGACAGCTCAGCGGGGCACAGGGTGCTCAGGCTCAGCAGAAAGAGCTACAACAAGCTCAACAGCTCCAGGCTATGCAACAGCTTATGCAGCCATCGAAGTTCGCCGGCAAAGATCGTGACCAGATTGAGCAAGCTTATATGGCAGCAGCGGCAGACAACAACCCGAAGGCTGTACAGTTCTACGCCTCGATGCTCGAGCAGTTAGACAAGAAAGACGCGATGAACCAGAAGCAACTCGCCGCACTCCAGAAGGCAAGTAGCAGCAAAACGTCGAAAGACGACCAAAAGAAGGCTGATGCGGCCAAGAAGGCGGCTAGTATCGAGACTATGTACAAGCAGGCTGGTGGCGCACAAGGCCCTGTAGGCGTCCTGAATAACCTTCTGAACAGCGCAACGCTCGGTATGTTCAACCCAGGTGCATCAGCTTACGAGGCTAACCAGCAGGCTCTAGCAGTCGCCCTAGCCCGCGCAGCAGGCGACAGCGGTGCTCTATCTAACCAGGACATTCAGGGATATAAGTCCATGTTACCGCTCACCACAGATAGCCCACAAGCCGCAAAGTTGAAACTGCAGAACATTTACGCGCAATTAGGCCAATAATAGCCACGGTTATCGACCAATAGTGTCGTAAAATCAGATTAGTAACAACTATAAGGAGATGGAAGCAATGAAGTTTTCAGAAACAGTGCAAAACATCACAAAGGACGAGTTTCTACCTCGTGTTGTTGACTTTGTTAACAACTCGAACGTTTTGACCGCTCGCGTGATGAGCAACACCAAGAAGTGGACTGGGCCGAAAGTTCAAAGTCCTACACAAACCAAGAACAGCACGACTGGTAAGTCGATTACTGACATGGAGCAGTTTGCTGTTTCTAACACTGACAACGTTAAGAACCTGAAGTGGGAACCAGCCACTGTCGTTCAGAGCGTTGTTGTGAGCCAGCTTGAGAAGGCTGTCAACCAAGCATCGAACGACAACCAGGTTGTCCGCTTGGTCGCTCAAAAGCTCGAGGAAGCTCAAAACAGCCTCGCAAACCTCATCGGTACTCAGCTTTACGGTACTGGTGCTGGTAACGACCTTGATGGTCTTGGCTTGATCGTCGACAACGGTACGGCATCTACCACTTACGCTGGTATCACCCGTGCTACTTTGCCTTCGGTCAACGCTGACGTTACCGCTGCTGCTAACGGCCTCTTGACTCTCGGCCTTATGGCTAAGGAGTTTGACGCTGTCTCAGCTGCTGGTAGCGCAAAGCACAGCCCAACAATGATCCTCAGCGACAAGGCAACTTGGAGCCTCTACGAGGAGCTGATGGGCGACAAGCTTAGCGTCCAATACAACGCTATGACTGCTCGTGGTTACAACCGTGTTAGCGGTGGTACTCCAATGGGCACGTCTGTGCCTGCTAGCGAGTTGCACGGCTCGGCTGGGTTCGTATCGCTCGACTTTCGTGGCAAGCCATGTGTGGCTGACGACAAAGCTCCTGTGGGCAAGATGTTCTTCCTCAACGAGAACTACCTGGAGTTTCGTGACCTGACCATTCCTGGCCTTGAGCGCGTGAAGCAGAAGCAGGAAGCTATCGACAGCGCTATCAGCGAGGATCAGCCTACCTGGATGCAGTTCCGCGGCTTTATGAACCCAACGAACCAGCTCGCAGAGATTGGTGCAATGGTTGTATCGGGTAACTTTATCTGTACTCAGCCTCGCCGCCAGGGTGTTATCACAGGTATCACCAAGATCCGATAGTCTATCCTATAGATTATCCAAGAGCCCCACTCCGGTGGGGTTTTCTTGTTGTAAATAAAACTCAGAAAAGTGTTGACTCTATTCCTTAGATGGTGTACTATAGAGACATAGCAAACATAAGCAAGAGAGGAGAAATACTTGCATGGCTAAAGAAAGTAAAACCACTAAGAAGAGTCAAGACGTAATTTTTGGGGCAAACGAGGAGATTCGCCGCGCTGTAGACAAGCTCTACGTAAAGAAGACTAGCGCCATCATGACAGCTGCAATCTTCGCTGTGATGCTCTCACTGATCGCCGCTGGTGTAGCCTTCGCTGCTGGCCTCAACACGGGCCGTACGCAGGTTGAGAAGTACAACACTATCAAGGTTGTGACGAGCGAAACCGCGGGAAAAGAAAAAGCCCAGTAGCGAAACCGGTTGTCAAAGTAGAGCAGCCTCCAGTAGCTATAGTGGCACAGCCAGCTAAGACAGGATGTGACGCTGTGCGTGAGGAGGCATCAAAATACAGCGGGTGGGACGTAAACACCATGGTTGCCATCGCTACCGCCGAGAGTCATTGTAGGACAGGCGCAAAAGGCGACCAAACACTAACATTTACACAAAATAATAGGGTATATGGGTACAGTCTAGGGGCTTTCCAGGTAAGGATACTCCCAGGACGAGAACATTGCGACACGTTCGATGTAGGGACTAACGTAAAATGTGCGTACGATGTGTGGAGGGCACAGGGGTACAGAGCATGGTCTGTCTACTTGAGCGGTAAATATAAAGAGCACCTGTAGTGGGTGCTCTTATCTTTGGGTTTATATTTTTTATATTAGGCCGCGCTTTTTGGCCTCTTCCGGGTAGTACTCGATAAAGTCTTCGTTCACTGTACCATCTGGATTGTGTGATTGGATTAGGTCTACTGCATAATCCTCACGCTGTCTGTCTTTGTTGTTTGTGTCTGCAATACCCGTTACAGTACTTGAGACGCGCTGTGCTTCGTCTTTGGGCGTCTCACGGTAATATATACCATCTATGATCACACCCATCTATTTCACGTCCTTCATAAAGTCTAACGGGTCTTTTTCTGTTTGTCCTGTCTCATCGCGCCATTGAGCGTTGATCGTGACAGGGTCTGCGGCTTCAATGATGCCGCTGTGTTTTTTGTCTTTGTTTTTATTTATATATTGTTCCTCCGCGCCCGCGTATTTCTCCAGCCAGGAGAGGCCCGCCCGGCGTACCGTAGTAGGTACAACCGGGTCATGGCGGTTATTTAGCAAAGCAACTAGGAGGGCACAAATTGAAATAACAAGGGCTACAATATCCATTATTCTTGATCCTTTTCAAATGGCAATGCCACATTAATCGATAGGAGCTGCGCAGCGACGCTGTGGCTGTTGATAATCGCCTCCTCGATAGATTTAGCACTATCTACAATACCAGCCTCCAGAACGTCTGTATGGTAGGTCTCAGCGTAAATATCGTAGCCGGCCCTTGGCGTGTACGGCTTATCCTCAGTCGCTTCCTTGGCCATGCTGTTCACGAGCATCGTGTAGGGCTGTGTGAGGTAACTCGGCATATTGGTAGTGTCGCCTTCATATACGTCGCGTAGGAACGTACCGCCACCAGGGAGCACACCGTAGTCCTTAGCGATCTGGGTAGCTGCTACAGCGTCCTCAATACGTAGTTTTAGTTCTTGCCGCTCAACCTGTGTAGCTGCACCAACGCTAATCTCAACAGTTTTACCATTCAAGGCGTCACGCCGGTAATCGTCCTTAATGCCCTCGATATACTGGTCTAGCTTCTCACGGTTACCGGGGCCGGACAGAATAGTCTTTGTAGTGGTAATGTGGGCGCGCTCAACCTTACCAATGTTGGCGTCTGTAAAGTCTGACACGCGAGGCGACACAAATACTTCAGCGCCAGCGTAGGCTGCCACATCACGGAGGAACAGCTCACGGGCTTGGCTTGATGGCTCCACTACGACAATGTTTAGTTTGCCATTCATCTTATTAGTGGCAAGAGTCTCCAAAGCTTGGCCTGATACATCTGCTACGAGAACGATGCTCTCTGCGCCAGCTTTGAGAACGGCATCGATGATAGGCACAATGTCATCGTTCTTACTGATAATACGAGACATAACAATAACGGTTGGGTTGTAGTATTTGGTCTGGATAGATTGCATATCATCTGCGAAGGCAATTGACGACATACCTTTTTTGAACGTGAATCCTTGGACGATTTTGCTTTCGATCTTATTTTCGGGTGTTTCTACCACTGTTACTGCGCCATTAGCACCGGCATCATTGATAGCGTCAAATACTAAATGGCCGATAGCTTCATCGCCTGATGACGTGCGTGCCACATTATATAGCAGGTCATCAGTGGCCTCGATCTTAGTGTCTTTAATAGCTTTGATGGTAGCCTTCTTGTTCTGCTCAATCTGCTTCTGTACAACTCGTGGCTTATCCTTCGCCATCTCCTTGAAATAGTTGTAGACGAGATAGGTCATCACGATGGTAAGGGTTGTAGAGTCGCCAGCCGAACGGTTTGTTTTCTCGCTAGCCTGGCGCACAAGAGAAATAGCCATGTTCTCTACTGGGTCTGAAACTACGAGGCGGCCAATATTGGTGATACCATCATGGGATACGAGAGGCTCGCCAAAGCGATGCTCGATCATGATATTGCCGGAGTTTGCACCGTATGAGGAATAAGCTACATCAAAGGCCTTCTCAACTCCCATACTGATCTTTTCGCGCAGCTCGGCACCACGGATAACATTACGTACTGATGTTTGTTTAGGCATCCAGTAACCCCCCATTTACAGCGTCTACAGGGACGAATATGAACATTTTGCCGTCTACTTCAATCTCCTCGCTGTCGTTATACTTCGTAAAATATATTTTGTTACCGAGGAGTCTCGAAAGTGTTTCCTCTTTATCTGTGGCCACACCGTCTGGGTGAATGTAGACAGCCTTTAGTGTGCCGCTCGTATGGCTGCCGTGATCACCTTGTGAGATAGACAGACTCGAGCCATATTTATTAGTTACCTCTACCAGGCAGAACCCTGGCATAACGTGTAACTGTTCGCTCATTGTTGTGCTCCTATTTAGTTATTGCTTGTGTATCCATTATAGCATTAGGGTAGAAACCAAAAAAGAGGCCGAAGCCTCTCTCTTGGCTTAGGTGGTGTTGACTATACTTCGCACCAGAAATAGTGACCAGCCGGCACAGCGCTACGAGTGTAAACCTTAGCACCTGTTGTAACCTTCTTGAGGTTGTCGTAGTCATTAGGACGAACCTGCACACCAGTGTTGGCCGAAACGTCCTCGAGAATTTGGTCACGCAGGTAGACGTAGTCGCCCGAAACCTGAACAAACTCAAGGAGTTGCTTGTTGTTGATAAGGATGGTGCCATCCTGCCAACCGTCAGCCTGGTGGCCTGGTTTTAGCTGGATAACGGTGTCGCCCGTCTTAGCGTCAGCTGCCAAGCTGCCGTTTTTGTTTGTAGCGTCGTTTTTCATCCCAGTCCAATATGGCTGAGTGTCGGTGTCCGCCGACTTACAGTAACGGAACTGGCGTCCCGTATCTGTAAATGCAATTTGGCCAATCACGCCACGCTTATCTGGAGTCGTGGTAAATTGTGATTCTGGCACTGCTACGCCGTAATTTACTAGCATATTTTGTCTCCTATGATTAAATGCTGTTCTAACTTAATACTAACATATGAGGAGGGCTTTTCGCCCCCCCTATTCTTTCTAGCATTGTTCTAGAAAATTTGATCGTTTGGTATTTGTTTTCGTCTTTCTTTGTAGTCTGTCATAGCCATATATTTGTCTATTTTGTCTTTGGCATCATCGAACCCTACCGCGAAGGTGCATCGATAGCCTCGCTCGCTCAGACGCTTCATGTAGGCGTGTTGCTCAGCAAAGTGTTCGTTTGCCCAGCTTCCGTCTTTCTTCATGAGGCGCACCCCTTCACGTTTCAGCTCAAGGTATAGCCCGTGATACCAATCACCTGCTAGCCTGGCTGGCTCTGCGATGAACAGGTCGGGGTAGCCTCTACCCTCTTGTAGGGCTTTATGCTTGATGGCTTGCCCCATGGTCATCTTAACACCAGCGCTAAAGTCTGTACGGAATATGACGCCTGGGTACTGTAACTTTAAATAGTCCACCACCATCTGGTGGATGGTGGACTCTTTTGCGTATTTAGGCCTCGCCACGGTACATGCCTTCTACGATCATTAGTTTGAGCGTTTCTAGCACGGCCATATCTTTCTCTGCCATGACACGGCCAGATAGGTCGTCTCGTGGTATAGCTTTCTTAATGCGTCCATTATAGCGCGGAATGATCGATAGAACCGAACTGTTCATGGTAATCTCGTAACGGCTCTTTTCTTCTTTTACGTCAAACTTTTCGTTTTTAAGGAGTACTCGCTGTATTTCATCTGCTGCCGAGAAGGAGAGCGAGGCATATGGTGTAGCGCTACCACCCTTCTTGCCTGCGATAGAGGCGAGCTTTGGGTTTTTGCCAAAGCCCTTCTTTACTTTAGCCGATCCTCCTAGCTTGCCGATCTTTTTGTAGTAGTCTTCGCCATGTGTTTGGCGTTTGTCGTATTTGCTTGGTTTGTCCATCTACCCGTCCTACAACTTCACCTGCTTAGTGATAGCGCTGCGCACACCACCCGTGTATTGCTTAGCCTGTACTGCATCGAGCCGACGATTGATAGCATCCACAATAGCCTCACGGTCGCTAATCTCTGCAAGCATCTGATCCTTGTAGGTTTGTAGCTCGCTCTCTGGGAGACCATCTACAACCTCTTGCATCTCAAACATCGCGGGTTGGACTGGTTCAGTGTCAAAGTCCTCGTGCGGCTCAGGATTGTAGCCCTTCATTGCTTCTCGTGGCAATGCCAGGTTGTCTATCATCATATCGTTACCTTGGCCAATGTGTTTTTTGTATTCTGTCATACTTTCCTCCGTTTGATGTTTACAATGTCCGCGCAAGTGGTCACTTAATGTGTCGAATTGTGCCCACTTGTCGTTAGTTTCTTGGTTCAGTTTTGGTGTGTTGTAGTTCATTCATTCTCCTTTCTTTTGTAGTAATCTAACACCCTAGTACCGTTCATTATTTCTCGATGTTCTAGTGGTGTGTTGTTATATATTTCTACCAGCCCCAATATAATTTCTTTTATTGGTTCAAGCATCCTTTCGCCATTGTAAACCTTGTATCCTCCGTACACTTCATCTACCGAGATTGATCCATCGTGTGTGCGGGAATAGATTCGTGTGGTGCTCGGGTTTAGAATATCTATTCTATAGTTGAACATTTCAACGGCTTCTTTTAGTTCTCTTTGTTTTATGACAGCCTCCATAATTCATCTATGATTTGTTCTTTCAACATGTCGTTAGCTGCGTACACGAGTGTGATACCATCATCGTCAATTCCATCCTCCAGAAAAGCTCCAACATTCTGTGAAAGATCATCCAGGTCTATCTTGGCGTTTTCAACCAACTCTTGTACTTTGTATTTAGTTAGTAGCATTTTTAACTTCCTTTGCAAATGTGGTTACACCACGCCCTTTTAGCGAGTCGATAATGTCGTCTACCTCCTCCCCTCTATAGGCCTTGGCAGCCTTTTCGTTTGCGGTCACTGTCATCTCTTTATCATTGATATGTATGAGGTATAATGTAGTATCTTTGATGCCAATTTTATACAGTGGCTCATCTCGCCTATCTAGTGGTGTTGATGCGTATCTGTATAGTGTATTGAGCAGGTACTTCCGATAGTCTGGTGCTGCGTTAGTTGTCACCTTCATACTATACATCTTGTCTACTTGTACACTACCGGCGTCCCAGGTGTCCTCATACACTTCTACAAACGTTCCATGGGGCTTATTTTGTAGGTATGCCCGAAACCCGGCCGCTGTTAGCTCGTCGATCAACTCTAGCGTGGTTATATAGTCTTTACTCATACATTGCCACCTTTGTTGCTAAGATACCCATACGCTCGCGTGGTGTTAGTCCGCCGCGCATACCATACTCTACATCACCAGTCATCAGAGCATCTGCTAGGCACTCACCCTTTACTGGACATTCTGCGCAGATCTTGCGCGCTGCATTGTAATTGTCGTACCCGTTGTAATCATCCACATATGCTTTGTTCTGTGGGAAGAAAACTTCCGGGTCTGTCTGTGCGCACAGTGCACTGCCTCGCCATTTATTCTCCATTGTCTAGCCTCCCAAATAGTTTGTTTTCTATCATCGCAACCGCCCAGTCTGTAGCAGAGGTTGATGGTGTGTTGCGGTTCTTATGTTGCTCCTCCCACATATCGTACTGTGCCTGGATAATACCCCTATGGATAAGGCCTATAATCTCTTTAGCCTTCATACCGTTGTTGGTTGACTTGTCCAATATCTCTACGATCTGCTGCTTTAGTGATGCCATATTAGTCATCCTTCAGTGTTAGTGCTAGTGTGATAAATGAGATTGTCTCAATCGCTTTGCTCACTGCCCATAAAATCATGACGACAGACAGCACTCCCCACCAAAAACCGTGGTCAAACCCCTTTACACTCAGCAGCCAGCCCGTGAGCGAGCCGAGAACCACAGTATACGCGACTCGTGCGAAAGCTACGATGGCGATAGCCACATTATCGTTATTATTTTGTTGTTCCATGAGTTTCTCCTCTCTTTTGTTTATGTTTCTATTCTAACGCAAGCATTAGCTAAAGTCAACACTTTCGCCCGACTTTATTTATCTCGCAACTTCCACCGCCTAATATAGCGACCGTTCATTTCTAGTCGTGTGCTGCGTCCCCACCCAACACACTCAAAGTCTAGCGTGCGGAACACCCCACCAATGGTATTGTGGTGTAGGAACTTCGGTAGAGGCTTCTGTTTGAGAACATCCTCGATGGTAATGAACTTCTGGTGCTCGAGGATATGGCGGGCCGTAGCCCGCGCTTCCTCTAGCCATTTGATCTTTTCAGCCTTGAACATATCATTTACTGTACGTGCCATGTTTATTATCCTTTCTAGATATATAGGCCTTGTAGGCGCTGCAATGATTTTGCTGTTGGGTCACTATAAAGTAGGTCACCCTTACCGGTGAGAGACTCAGCCCCTACCTCGTCTAGGATAATCTTACTGTTGAGCGAGTTTGTGACGCTAAAAGCAATCTTGGTCGGTATATTCGCCTTGATGAGGCCAGTTACAACGTCTGCTGATGGACGCTGCGTAGCCAGGATGAGGTGTATACCAACTGCCCGTGCTTTCTGTGCTAGCCTGATAATAGACTCTTCGGCAGAAGGCGTGGTATTGTCGTTCACACGCTTCACGGCTGCCTTAAGAGCTGCCTTGGTGAGCTTGCCGCCAGTGAGTGTTACCTCATCTAGGATGGCATCCTTGAGCCCTTCGTAGTCTATATTCGACAATGGATTTTTCTTGCTCGTCATCATCAGGTCGGCAAACTCGTCTACTACCACCACGATGCGAGGCATTTTACCGTTGTAGTCTGCAATGTCTCGTACACGCTGCTTACGTAGCTCCTTGTATCGTCGCCCCATCTCTTCTACGAGCCAATGGAACTTCTCAGAGGCATCCTTAGGGCTCGTGATAATATCACCGTCCAGATGCTCGTCACCTTCGTACATCGCAAGCTCAACCTCTTTAGGATCGATAAGCACTAGCTTCATCTGCTCTGGTGTGAGCTGCTTTGTGAGACAGTCCAGGATTACGTTGATCATAACAGACTTACCTGCGCCGGTCTGGCCAGCGATCAATAGGTGAGGTGTCTTTATAACGTCGCAGTAGTGAACTTTGCCAAAGGCATCCATACCGATAGGAAACTCGAACGTGCCAGGCTTGAGGTGATCATCTGTAAGAGGAACAACTTTACGATCTTTATTCGGTATTTCAATGCCTACGAGGTTTGTGCCCGCAATAGGTGCTTCGATACGTACAGACTCGCTTTCGAGGGCGATAGCCAGGTCGCTGGCCTTATCTGCGATGCGCTTCATGCTCACGCCGCGGTTAGGTTGCATCGTGTACTTGATTACCTGTGGCCCTACGTATGTCTCGCCCATCTTACCACCAATACCAAACTCGATAAGCTTACGGAGGATTTTCTCCTCGTCTGTACCTGTTCCGTCATCAATGACAACGTTTTGCTGTTCGAAGGTATCAGCCACTCGTACTTGTCGTTTGATCTTGGCGGCGTCAAAGCCCTCTTGCTGGTTAGCGATAATATCCATACTATTCGCGCCGTTCATCCGATCGTTCATATTGGGGAAGAACTTCGACCGGTCATCGTTTACGTACTCAAATACGTTTGTAATGATTTTCTTTGCGATAGGTGCGAAAGCAAGGACGGACTGGCGATCAAAAGCAACGTCACGACACTGCGGCGAGCCGTCACGGTTGATTGTTTTCTTTATTTCCTTAAATACTACCTCTGTTACTTCCTGATTATATTCCGCTTCTGCTAATACGAGGTAGATATATGCCTGCATAAGGTACTTGTAGCTCTCCTCATCATCAGGACTGTAAGCTGTGACCGTCTTATAGTCGATAAGACGCAGGCCGTTGTCGCGCACCACCATGTCAATCACACCTACCATAGGGACGTTAGCGATACTAGCCTCGAGACGCTTCTCAACGTCTACCACTTCGTCGTAGTGAGGCGCTTCCTCGAAGTATTTGTTTACGAGTCGGGTGTAGTCTTGCATCATCTTTTCACGGCTACCCGTCTTGCCAAAGTCAATCTCAGAGTCGCTCACATAGCTCATCTCTTCTAGGCCGGCCTCAATGGCAGCTTGCACATCACCACCGTCCTTATCATAAAACGTCTCCATGGCCTTGTGAAAGCTCGTGCCTACCACTAGTGATGGTGTCTTAGGGTTGTCATAGATCTTTGCTATGTAGCGCTTCTGAAACTCCACCTGGTTGTTCAGGAACGTTACAATCGCCGAGTAGGACAAGTGGTCAACTCTACTCATCGTCGCTCTCCTCCGCGCTGTTGACGCTGTTAGCTGTTAATTCTTCCTCTACGTAGATGCCTGCAATATCAAAGCCTGCACGTAATGCGTTAGCCTCGGCGCACTTGGTGAGCATCACAGTGGGCATCGTCTTCCAGTTGCTCATTGGCATACCTTCACGATTAGTGCGCACAAACTCATCGTAATAGGCTGTGTAGCGTGTTACCTCGATCGGCGTGCTCGTGTTGTCCCAGCGGCCAAATACAGGTACTGTGACGCTCAGGAGCTTATCACCGTCTTTCTTAACTTCTGCTGCGCCTGTGTGGGTGTAAACGCCGCCCTTCCGTGCTAGCTTACGCAAACCGTGGATACTCACGATTGGCATTAACTCCTCGCCTCGTCGGTTCGAGTCCCAGATATATGTAGCGTAAATTTCTTTTTTAAACGGGTTTAGACCATATTGGTTAGCGATAGCCATAAATACCCGTAAGTCACCGATTGGACGCATCTCGCCCGTCTTGGTGAGGCCTAGGACGCTTTTATGCAGGGTGGCGATCAGGCTGAGTGTCTGCTTCTCATTCTCAGCGTTGCTGATCATCCCCTTAGCGAGCGGCACGACAGGTTCGTACTGATTTTTCAGCGCAAGCTGCAACGCCCTCTTCTCGTCACGTTTTGTAATTTCTTGTTGTGTCATGCAATTCTCCTCTCTTGCTTATGTTTCTATTGTAGCTCATATGACAAGCAAAAGCAAGGGGTTTTTGGGAGATTCTACAGAAAGTCTATAGGGCCAGCAGTGGCCCGCGTATAGGGCCAGCAGTGACACCCTACAGTGATCTATAGGGCCAGCAGTGGCCCGCGTATAGGGCCAGCAGTGACCCGCATAAGTAGGATCTAAGTAGGATCTTTCATTAAGTTAGATATTAAGTACTCTCGGAAAAATCGATTTTTCACAAAACATCTTTGTTACGCTCCCTGCGCGGGAGCGTGCCAGCAAGCTGGCGGTTTTATAAAAAAGATAGGCGAAATGTATTGACTCATAGGTTTTAGTGCGCTATAATGAAGAAGCTTTGATAAATAAAACGAGTGAGAACTAAAACCGCTTACCGCCTATCAAAGCAAAACAACTCGTTTCGGTAGGCGGTTTTAGTTTTTTAGGAAAGGATAAAAATCATGACAAGTAAAAATGGGCCAGTAAGGTTTTACCGGACAACGTACGCGCCGCTTATCCGTGCTTACCTGGCAGATGGCAGGACATGCAACGAAACGATAGCGCAACTGTACACATTAATCGAGTACCTATCTCAGAATGATGGGTATGCTAAAGTTAGCAATGAGAAGCTTGCACGTGAGAATTATTGTAGTGTTCGGACGATCAAACGCTACCTTAGCTTACTCAGCAAGGCGGGTTGGATCCACGTAGAGTTGTATAAGAGCAAGGGGATCCAGAAACGTAAAGGTATTTACCCGCTACTCACGGTAGATAAAGACAACCGAAGGGTGTATAAGCAAGATGGTACAGAGGTGGCACCAGTGGAGTGGGAGCTATCGTACAAAGAGGATGCTAATGTCAAAGATGACTTTACGTTTGAGGAAGAGCTGGCAACAATTGAGACGCCAGAGGAAAAATTGCTCGACAACAAATATGATGACGGGGCATCCTCAGAGACGTTTAACAATATTGTCGAGAACCATAAGAGTGATGAATATGATGAGGTTTTTCTTAATAGCACACGAGAATTGCAGATGGCTAAAATCCAATGCCTCCGCAAAAAGGGAGACTATGCAGCGGCTGCTCGATTTGAAAAGCTCATGAATGGTGAATTAACAGAGAATAAAAACCCTATGATCGCTCCAGCTACCACTGTAGAAGAGTTATTGCCAGAGGCAGAAGAAGAGCCAGCAGAGATGCGCAAACTTACAAACGCTGAGTATAATGAGTGGGTAAAGCGTAATGACGCAGCAGGGAATACAGACCGTCGTGGCAATACTATAGATCAAAAGAAGGCAGACGATATTGCGCTAGAGATTATTGCAGAATCAGAAGCCAAGGCAACAGAAGAAGAGAAAGAACAAACTCCAGCCAAGCAGATTGAGGCCAGCACCAGCGCCGTATCCAGCTCTGCGGTAGCAACCGTAGCCCAAAACACACCAGCTACTCAACAGTCCACCTCTGTAAACCCATATGGTGACCTTGCCACACCAATGTCGAGTACACGAAAGAATTACAACCCAGCAGAGAAAGCCTTCTACGATGCAGCTAAATCACTTGGTATCTCTATTACAAACCACAACCAGGCTCGCAAATGGGTAAAAGAGGTGGTGCGCACCCGCGGCCTGGAGTCGGCAGTAAATTATTTCGACTTTATGCGGCTCATGTTCCCTAAGTGGCAATATGAATTTAAACCAACTGTAAAGACTGTATATGACCTTGTGACGAAGGCGGCACAGATCGAGCAGTTGATCCAACGGCAGCGCGAGGAGAAGGCTCGTAAAATTGACTACGATAACATTGACTTTTACGGTGGCTAGATATACAATAGAATCATAAGCAAGAGAGGAGAAAATGCTTTATGACAAAATATCAAATCACCACCTATGATGGAACAGAACACACCATCGAGGGGAACACACAGCAAGAAGTTAAGCGCATGGTTGAATTTTTCAACCTGATGCCAGTAAAGATGGCAGACGGCACAACCGAAATGTTTGCCAAGGGCTCTGTACAGCATATGAAAATGATCAAGGACGATAGCACACTGCCTCCAGAGCAGCGCATCGCTATGGGTGATCAGAAAGACAACCGCAGCACAGGCCCTGAAGCTGAAGCAGCCAAGGCATGGCGAGAACATTGCGGCCACGACTTTAAGCTTATGGCGAACAAGGAAGCTCGTGATAAATTCATTAAAGCATATACAGAGGGTAAATAGAGCATGGACAACCTACCTCCAGTAACCGGCATCTCTAGCAGCGAGGCAGCGCTAGACGATCCAGAAGATAAAGATATATACGCAGAAACAAAAGTACGTCAGAAACCATATACACTAGATGAAGACCTTGAGTCGTTAGGAGCCCTAGAATATGAAGAATAACCCTCTAACTCGCGCTGAGAGCAGTCTTGGCGCGAGAGTTGTATCTTTAGCCATCCGAGCAAATCCAAGTTTACTTCGCACAATATTTTATCAAAACAAAGACCTAACATTGTACCTCTGGCAGGACGATAAATGGGTACCAGTTGGCCCTCATCTAAACGTTGTAAAAAAGACTCGAAAAAGTCGTAAAAAAGTATTGCAATCGTAAGCAACGGGGTGTATAGTAGAAACATAACCAAAGGAAAGGAACACAACAATGGACAACGTAACATACAAGCTCGAGCAGATGGAAAACGAAGGCATGATTGAGCAGATGCACCACGACTGGTACGCATTTCGAATCAAGAACAGCTGGGCACGCAACATGAAGGCTCTCTGGCAGCGCTGGTTGATGAGCACAGTGAAGTAACTAAAAACAAAACAATGTGGTGGGCAGAAAGAGGAGAATAACAATGTTTACTACAGCAATCGAAGGATTACACGAAACCTACGAATACCGCCAGGCTAGCGTCATGCGAAAACTATGGATGGACTTTATCACTACGGTATTCCTATCTGTGCTATTCCTTAGTCTGCTATATTCGGTATATCTAGCTCTATCAGGGTTAGTATACCTAGCAACGGGAGTTTAGTATGTTAGCAGATATTACAGATCAATATTTAGAAAGTGATACAAAGGTAATCGAGGATATTATGGTATACAACGCACGAGAACGAATCATTCAATTGATTTTAGAGGAGAAGGAGAATAATGGAGAGAATCTATAGGGTGGTAGCAATACGTCGCGATGGTGTGTGGCAGTATTGGGAGCCGACACTGGGTCTATTCACATTTAAAGAAATACCGACAAATAGATACTATAAATACACAGAGGCACTCAGGGAATACCGAAGAGCAATAGACAAATCGAACCCTGATGATATGTCGTGCGTTTTAATCCACGAGAAGGTTGGCACCGATGGCACGTGGCACACACTCAAAGAGCGGCAATTCACTCAGAATGAGCGATCGACAGAATCAATCATGGTAGATATTGGCACAGCTAGATTAAGTATGAAAACAACATCAGCAAAACTACGTGAGATTGCAGAATTATCTAAACTTTCAAGAGAAACTAGGGGAGAAATTGAGCGTATCAGCAACAAACTATATAGCCTCTCTCGACTCATATGGGATCTACAAAATAAAGTATTAGAGGAGTTAGACAAAGATGTATAAAACTATAGCGTTAAGGCGGGATGGAAAACAGGAGACCTGGTACCCGCTCGTAGCTGGGTTTACACAGGATACAGTGGACGCATACATAGAGGACAAGCGAACAGCTATCAAAGAATTTAGTTTTTCGTTACGAGAAGCTAATGCCGAAGACCACTTACGCGTCTATGTAGCAGAGCAAGACAAAGACGGCGTTTGGCGCGACACTAGCGACTATGACACTTCCCGTTTCTTTAAACAGGACGAGCGGTCTATCGCATCAATAGACAAAACAGTGTTCAGTCGCTCGCTTGATCTACTATCTATCTCGATGCAGATTTACCAGATGATGGAACTTACCTACCTCAGTTCAGACACGAAAGAATGGCTCCGAGAACTATCGACCAAATTAACTGACATATCAAATGAGATGTGTCGTCTAAAAGAACAAATCAAAGAGGAGTACTACAATGACATACAAGACACAGAAAACTAAACAAGACCTACGAGAATCAGAGGAGACACTGCAGTTCGTAATGGCGGGTATCCAATGCCACCTCCCTAAGAATCCAGCGACTCAAGTTATCTTAGAGCGTATAGAGAAAGACATTCGCCTATACGGAGACATTTGCAACATCGAGGGACGTGTCACAGAGTTTCTAGAGGAGGTAGGCGAGAACAAACTCACCATGCTGCAGCGTGACTTTGACAACGTAAAATCAGGCAAGATGAGCTGCAAAGAAATTGCAAACAAAATCCGAAAAGAGTATAATGAATGGTAGATAAGGCACAGCCTTATAGCACATCTTGTAGCCGTGGTGTAGAATCTTTCTAACTACAACCATAATATCTGTGCCTGGTTCCTCCTTGTTACGTGGTTAGGCACAGAACACACAATACCTTTCTTCCATGGAATACTTATCATCTTTAGTTACCCGGCAAGTCCGCGAGACAACCCTCAACAATAGCACGAAATGTGCTGTCTCGGTAACTGTGTTCCATGTAACACCCCACCATCTCCTCGGTGGGGTTTAACTTTACCTGTGCTTGTTGTAAATTCTACCAGGCAAAATAGCTAAAATCTATTGCATCGCCCTCTCACAGGGTGTACAATACAAACATAAACATAAGGCAAAGAGGAGAAGCCACAATGTCAATCTACACACACTACACCATTGAAGCCACCACACGGCTCGGAGAGGTATACGTATGGAACCCACTCATCAGTGAGTATGAGCACCAGAACAACCAAGAATCATCTGATATTAGCTCAGAGGACGAAGCACTCGACGAGTTTGGCTACGCAGTCGCAGCAGCAGACCCAGATGAGTTTATGAAAGTGAGTCTACTCCGTGTCACAGAGCTTAGCAACGGCTCATCAGATGTATCAGTAGTTGAGTACAAGAATCTCTAGGAGGGGCGATGCAGAACTGGAAAGTAAGAAAGAAACTCTACCAGGAGTCATGGGAACTGAAGGACATGAGATACCGCCTCAACCTCCTCAGAGAGTTTGTAGACGACAAATACTATATCGATAACGCTACAGAATACCTAGACGAAGCTCTCAGCAACATCGAGCTAGCAATGGACAGCAAGCAACTTAAGCAAGCATACGAACCACTAACCAAGCGAGAAAAGGAGAACTAACAATGTATCTATACACAATCGAGTACAAAAGGCTCAGCCGAAGCCAAAAGGAGGAATACAAGACAGTAGCAGAAAACGCACGCGTCGCCCTCCGTAACCTCGAGCGTAATCGCTGTAAGCCATATAGCTACCGTATCATTAACGTAGAGCGTGTAGGAGACGATGATGAGTAAAAGAGTAAGAACGCGCAAGAGAGACAAAGTAGTAAGTACAACCACGTGCAACGGTGTCACTGTGACTAGAACAGAGACAGAGACCCGTATAATAATGCTCAGCTTTGTTGGAACTGTTGTTTACATTATCTGTCTATTCACAGGTGTGTTCAAATAAAACGTAAATAAGGATAACTAATATGAAACCATACATGATCACCTACCGTAAAAAAGGTATTGCAGACACTCTATCTCGTATCGTTAAAGCAAACAATGAGGATGAGGCAATCTACCTTCTAAAGTTAAGGCTAGACCCAGACCAAAAGTATGAACTATCAGTAAAAGATGTGCGCCTGATGAGTAAGTCACTCTCTCGCTAGAAGGGAGTATTATGCCAATCTACCAAATAGAACGTATCAGTAAAGACACAGGAATAGCCAAGAAAGAATTAGAACCAGCACCATTCCTAGCCATCGCTTTTTTACAGCAAGAAATGAAGCACGGCAAAGACTACATATACAGACTAGTAGGCCGTCTTGAGAGCGGCAAAATCGTTAGCGACGAGCCTGATCACAACACAGTCAACAAAGATCAACTACATAGATTCCACCAATACATAAAATCAAACAGTGAAAGCTTACAAACACCCACATCGAGCCTTACCCTACACAACCGAGCCTATCTGCGCTACATGATAGAAGGAAAAGGCAAGGGCTCAGATCAAAACACTAAAACAAGGAAGAAACTCTAATGCGCTACTACCACCTACTCTACAAGCACAACCCTAGTGATAAATGGAGTATATATACTACCGCAGCATTAGACAATGGTACAGCTATCACTAATCTACTAAAGGATAAAGAAGCAGTATACGATTACAGGATTATTAAGCAAGAAGAAATAGAGAGTAATGATACCAACATAGCTCAGAACCTATTTAGGATACTAGTGTGGCTCTTTGCTATGGCCATGGTGCTGTGGGTAGTACAGCAGAGATAAACACTTAATACACATAAAACACACACTAGGAGAGGTTTGCGAGGCCTCTCCTCTTGTCATTCATAAGGTAAATGCTTATAATTAGTGCATGACTAAAGCATCTTCTAGCAAGTCTGCAGATAAGCTAGGCAGACCAAAAAGGAAATACAACGCTCCACCGGGTATGAACAACAACCCTACTGGCAAGGGTGGTTTTGGCGATAACCCACAGAACGGAGCAGGTGGTCGCTGGTCAAAAGACACCAGCATCTCGTACTGGTATAACAAGCTAGGCCGCATGACCCTCAAGGAACTAGAGGAGTTTGAACAAAAGGGTGATGAGCTTACTCCATTCCAAAAGACAGCTCTCGTGCGTGTTAAACGTGCCTACAAGGGCGACTCAGAAGGCCTGGCCGAAGCCAAAGAGGTAGCAGACCGCACAGAAGGCAAAGCCAAGCAGGATATATCTATCGACGCCAGTGATGATATGAAAACTATCATGAGAGGCTTTATTATACCAACACTACCAACGGATTGGATTGATGAGCAAGTCGCATTGGCCCGTTCTAAACAAAGCAAAGTATGATGAGCTACGAGAAAAGGGCTATTGGCTACCATTACCAGGCCCTCAGCAGCTCGCAATAGCACTCTCACGTGATAAGAGGTTTCGTGAGATATTATTCGGTGGCTCACGCGGTGGAGGTAAGACAGACGTATCTATCGCTACCATAGGCGATCGCTTTGGTGACACCAGAGCCCGCCAACTTGTCATTCGTAAGGACGCAGGAGACCTAGCAGACTTTGAGGAGCGTGCTGTGGCAGCCCTCCAGCCGTTTGGAGCTAAACTACGCCGTAACCCTATGGTGCTCTCAGCTAAAGGCTGTGGCCGTGTCATTGGGGGCCACCTCCACGACGCTGAAGCTTACACAAAGTACCAGGGGCATGAGTATTGCCGTATTAATATCGAAGAGCTAACTCAGATACCAGACGAGGGACGTTATGAGAAGCTCATCAGCTCGGCTCGTAGCAAATACAAAGACCTATACCCTCAAGTGTTCGCCACTACCAACCCAGGTGGCGCAGGCATGGGCTGGGTAAAGAAGCGTTTTGTTGCACCAGACCCAGATAGAGCTGAAGTACTCAAGATGGAGTATCCTTGGGTAGATATATACGGCAAGAAGCAAGTCACACACTGGCAAATCGTCATAGACAAGCGTACAGGTATCTGGCGAGCCTACATACCAGCCACTATTGATTCTAACCCATTCCTGCTCGAGAACGACCCAGACTACGTGAAATACCTCGACTCTCTCCAAGATTCAGACCCAGAGCTGTACCGCGCTTGGCGTTTCGGTGATTGGGATATTCAGTTTGGTGCTGTGTTTGAGGAGTTTCGGCAGAGTAAGCATACCTATACCAAGTTCAGCGAGTGGGGCGTTACGAAAGAGGCCTTCGACAGCAATTACCGTGTCATGGGCATGGACTGGGGCTACAACGATGAGTGTGTGCTGCTTTGGGCTATGTTTGACAATATCACAGAGAAGGAGAACAGAGCTTTCATCTACCGTGAGCTGCACGGCAACCACAAGCCTAAAGAATACTGGTGTGAGAGGATTGTAGAGATGTACCTCAAAGACCCGGTAGACTTGATAGCCTTGCCCCATGACGCTTACAGCCATCTAGGAGGCTCTGAGACAATCGCTAAGGTGCTTAATGATACATTTGCACGTCTTGCACCAGATGAGAAGCGGCCACGCATTGTACGGGCTGATAAGCTCATGAAAGACAGGAAGCAAGCAGCAGTGCAGATGATCCACAGCGCTTTTGCTAACAAATCAGACGGTAAGCCTGGTCTCATATTTAGCAAGTACTGCTCATACCTCATAGACACACTACCTACCATCATCTACGCCAAGGAGTCTGGTGGTGAGGAGCTTGACCCCAACAACGTAGACCACGCTCTAGACTCTCTCATGTACACACTCATGACAGCTAACCGTGAGTATGGCTTCCTAGTGAATGAAGCAAAGAGAATCAACAAGCTTACCAAGCAGTCGTTTACCATGGCACCAGGCGGCAGAGTTGAGGCTAAAGACATTGGAATTGATATTGCAACAGCGGTAGAGACAGATAAGCTTGGATAAAGGCTAGTCTCTCTCACTCTATTTGCTGTATGATAGAGACAAACAGGAGACATAGCATGAACGACCAAGAAAAAGTATTTAAAGACCCTAGGGTAGACGATATAACAACCAGCACAGGTGTGATTGATGAGCGTGATGCTCTATCTATCGATGAAGTAGATGACGCTACGCTTGTACGGCGTTTTAAATACTGGGTAAATGACTCAGAGGCCTACTGGAATAGCAGAAGTGGGTTCAATCTACGCAACGTACGAGCACAGAACGAGCGCTACTACCTAGGCAAGCAGGACAGCGACAGGCTTTACTACCACCAGGCAGATTATCGGGACAACCAGCTATTTGTTGGTATCCAAGCCGTTATTGCATACGTCTCAGCTCGTGACCCAGGGTGTGAGATTACACCAGGGGACGACTCTCCAGCTAGTAAGACACTCGCTACACGTCTAGAAAGCGCAGTAGACCTACACAGCCAAAAGGTACGCCTCTCACGCAAGATTAAGGTGGCAGCCAAGAACCTCGCCCTGAAGCGTGTTGGTGTGATCAAGCTCATGTACAACCCGTTCAGTAAAGAGATTGAAGCCAAGGCGCTCAACCCAGAGAAGGTTATTCTCGACCGCAATGCGGAGCTAGATGAAGAGCCGCGCTTTATCTGTGAGGTATGTGAGGACACCGTAGACATTCTCATGTCCAAATTCCCAGAGAAAGAGAAGGAGATTATGAACGAGCTTGGCTTTGTGCGTAAGACTCAGAAGCTCCTCAGCACTGTGGTAGCCTACAATGAGATTTGGTTTACAGATACTACCACTGGTGAGCCACGTGAGTGTGTCGCTTGGTATTTCAACAACCTCATCTTAGATAAGAAGCTCAGCCCAATGTACGAGTACGACAATAAGGGTGTTGCTATCTGCAACTACACAGACAAGCCTACAAAGCCATATGCCTTCTGTAACTACCTGAACGATGGTAGCCACATGATTGACCAAACATCGCCTATCGAGCAAGCTATTCCTCTCCAGAATATCCTCAACCGCCGTGGCCGCCAGATCATTGACAACGCAGACACAGCTAACAGCATTAAGGTGTTCCGTGCTGGTGCTATCTCAGAGGACGACGCGAAGAAGCTCACGGGCAAGCCTAACCAGTCTGTCGTGCTCGATATTCGTGAGGATGAGCCTCTCAGTAACGCTTACGGTGAAATTCCAGCCCACTTGCTGCCTAACTATGTACTACAAGACAAAGAGGACATTAAGAACAGTATCCACAATATCCTTGGTACACCATCTCAGTTCCGTGGCGATGACTCGAAGCGTGACGTTGGCACACTCGGTGAAGCACAGATGATGCAGAGCCAAGCATCAGGCCGGCAGGATGAGATTGTGCGTGAGATTGACAACATGCTCGATCGCTATTTCAAGTTGCTCGTTCAGATGATGAAGGTATACTACAGCAAGAACCACAAAATCTCTGGCCGCGACACTGATGGTAACTTTATCCACGTCGAGCTGTCTCGCGAGACTATTCCAGACAACGCTGTGATTGCTGTGTCGCCAGGTAGCACCGTCAACATGGATAAGAGCCGTCGTGAAAACATTGCAGTCAAGCTGGCAGAGCTTGGTGTTATTGATCCATACAACCTGTTTAAGGATCTTGGCCTTAAGGACTCTAGCGAGCGTTACGAGAGCCTGGTCAAGTTTAAGACTGACCCGAACATGCTCGTTGATGAGGTACGCAGCGATGTACAAGACGAGGAAGCCTACATTGACTTTGCGGTTATCATGAATGGCTTTGATGCTAAGCCGCGTGATGACGTGACCCCAGAGCACATCCTAGCCCACAACAAGCAGCTCCAGACAGACAAATTCCTCATGGCTAACCCGAAGCTCCAGCAGAGGCTCCTAGCTCACATTGATCAAGAGGTGCTCAGTCTCAGCCAGCGTGAGAAACTCCAGGAAGCTAGCGACCAAGGGTTACTCGTAGATCCATCACACCCTACAAGCCCAGAGATTCCAGAGCCTCAGCCACCAATGCCCGTAGATCCCTCTCAGATGCCACCAGAAGCGATGCAAGGCCAGCAACCACCAGCAGAGGGTCAACCTATCCCTGAACAGCCAGCACAGCCTGTAGGCGACCTAGGCGGCGTGCAGGATCAAGGCACAAGCGGTATCCTCTCCGGCCTCGGACTATAGACATAACCACCTCCATTTAGATATAATCTAGGTATATATCAAACATAATGGAGGTGTTTACATTGGCATCATCTAACACAGACCTATCAGAGATGGACTTTGACGCACTGGTTGAGAAGGCAGAAGCCCAAGACCAGGACGACAAGGAAACTACTGATGAGGTAAAGGAACAACAAGATAACCCTACCACAGAGGAGGAAAAGAACGGTGAGGGTGAAGACACCACCGAAACGCAAGACGACAAGTCGGAAGAGGCTCCAGAGGATGAATCAGACGAAAAAGAATCTGGAGAGTCAGAGGAAGAGTCGAAAGCACAAGGCCTCTCTGACGAGGAATTTCTAAAGGAGCTTGAGCGCCGTGGCCTTAAGGTGGCAGAAGACAAAAAGGAAGAGCCTAAGAAAGACGACAAGCCTCAACCTTGGGAAGAGCGTCCAGACGAGATTGATGAGAAGCTTTGGAACAAATCCTCACCAGAGGAGAAGTTCATCTACAACAGCCTCGACTACATCACTGTGAAGGGCAAGGACGGCGAGGAGCTGTCTATCAAGCTGCCCACACAGCTGCCAGATGACTTTGAGTTTGCCAACAAGAAAGCTGAGGCTCAGTTTTACAGCGCTATGAGCGCCCAAAGCTCCAAGGCAGAAAAGCTTATGAATAAGATCACCTCTGATCGTGAGCAAACCACCAAGGCAGAGCAAGAGAAGGCAGAGCTTGATGCTATTATTGCTGATGTGGATCGCCTCCAGGATGACGGTATCGTCCCTAAGATCAAGGCCAAGCCAGGCACAGAGGAATTTAACACCGATCCTAGTGTGCAACTGGTGAACAAGATCCTTGACTTTCGCGATGAGTACAACCGAAAGCACAAGGGTGAGAACATTAGCTCGTACACCGCCGGCCTCATCTACAAGGCTAAGAACCCGAAAGAGTTTGAGACGGAGGACGACAAGCGACGTTCTAGCCAGGATAAGTCACGAGAGAAGACGGCTAGCCGTGTAGCAAATAAAACAACATCAGCCAATCGCCCAGAGTACAACCATAAGGCTTTTGGTAAAAATGTTAGTCTAACTGACATTGCAGATTACTACGCAGATCAACTATAAAGTGAAAGGAGAAAATAGATGAATCTGGATCAAATCAATCAAGGGCTGACCGAGGATCAAATCCTTGGCAACAGCGTAACGACTCAGGCTGTAGACGGTGAAACGTTCCGTGACATTGTGTACGCGATGTTCAAACCAAACGATATGGTGGTTATTAAGAATAACGCTCCGTATCCATCAGGGTTTGCATACATGCATATTGATGATGAGGAGCATATTCAGCCTAATGAGTACACAAATACGACTATCCGTGGGGCACAACGCGCCTTCCTCATCCACGCTGGTGAGGAGAAGGTAGTGCCAGGCTGGCTTGGCTACATGGCTCTCGAGCACATGTGGAAGGAATACGCTCAGTACAGCAGTTCTGATGGCGCTCGTATGCTTGCAGACGTTCAAGCTCGCAGCAAATGGCTCAACGAGGCGTACCGTGGCCCAGCTCAGTACACGACTGGCGCTAAAGACACCGCCAAAGAGGAGACAGAGAAGCCAGCACGACGTGGTCGTCAAGCTAAAGCGGAGAGCAAAGAGGAGGATCTAGGGTTTAGCGAGTAAATAGCAACCCTATCTGTAGCCCGTCCGGGGTATAATCTCTAAAGAAGGAGAAAAACCGGGCGGGTTTCCGCTTTGTAGGAGAAAAACAGTATGGATAATCAACCGCTAAACAAATGGCAAGTCAAGGAAATTATCGATGACGCCATCACCAAGCATGAATTGCGCAAAGAAAAGGACTTTGTGCCCATTTACGCGTTAGAAATATACAAAAAAGACATAGAATCACGCCTAAAAGACCTTGAGGATGACTCAGCAGAGGCTAAAGACAGGAATAAATGGCTGTTTCGCCTTGTTGTGGGCGCAGTTATCACCTCATTCGTGCCAATTGTCATCGCATTGCTGTCCAACAGCAGGGGAGGGTTGCTACGATGAGGAAAAACTGTGTCATTCGATGGTTTAAAAGAGAAACACTACTAAAAATCCTATCAATCATGATGATTTTGAGCCTTATATTCAGCGGCTACACCATTTACAAGGTATTTACACTCAAACCAGGCCAGGCTGTGACTATTTCAGGCGGTACAAAGGTAGAGAAGCCTGTTACAAACATCACAAATGCCCAGATAGACAAGGATGGCAACCTTGTGCTCACATATTCAGACGGAGAGGCACGCAATGTAGGCTCAATCGTAGGTTCTAACGGTAAAGACGGTGCTGACGGCAAGACACCGACCAACTCAGAGATAGCGTTAGCCATCAAGACGTACTGTCTCACCAACAAATGTTCGGACAACCCCACAAGCGCCCAGGTAATGAGCGCTGTTGCTGCTTATTGCTCAGGTGGTATATGTAACGGCACGAACGGCAAGAACGCATCAGACGAGCAGATAGCGACCGCTGTGGCTAAATACTGTGCGGCAGGATTGTGCAGAGGAGATAAAGGCGCTACGGGTGCTACCGGGGC